AGAGTACAATAAGAAGGTACTCGAAGAGGCAACTAAACGTCAAAGACATGATTTAATGTATAGAGGCGTTAAAGTACAGCGTAAGATGGTAGGAGCTTAACGATGGTTGAAACACTACAGGTCGTGGGGATCATATCCTTGGGTTGTATTGCCTTTCTCGCTATAATTTATAGTGAAGTTCAATTACTAGAACAGAGGTAGTAAAATGCTAAGGATCAAGGTAGATTGGGGTTCCCCCGTTCTTCCAGANTTTGATCCTGTTAAGCACGATCCAGAAAGAACGTTTGCATTCTTGACCTATCGTGGTGTTAACTACGCTAAATGGGTTTATTTAAAAGTCCACTTTAACGCAGTCAAAGACTGGAAGATCACATCTTAATACANCTTAAATGTCTATGAGTATAAACTCGTAGGCATTTATTTTTGTTTCAAAATTTAGTAAATGTATAGGTATNAAAAATAAATAGTGGTAGAATTCAGAGGTAANANAGATGAATTAAACCTCCTCTTATTATGAAAAAATTTATGGAGGAATATGCATAATTTAATACCGCACAGTCAGTTAGATGGTTGGCAACACAATCACTATCAGTCTCACGATGATATGTTAGATGATTATTACGAGTGTCTAATAGAATGTGATACAAAACAAAACGAATGCAAACGTATTTGTAGAGAAATTCTACAGTAATTTAAAAGAGGGGTTGACCCCCTCTTTTTTTGTGGTATAATACTTATACTACTAATATAAATATGGATAGAGGTAAGTTAAAAAATATCGTCAAGAGCTTGCAATCTTTATTAGATGTGTTAGAATCTGAAGTATACTCTGACGTAGATGCGTACAGCACCAACGGAAACAGTTCCACTATACACAAGGGAGAGATGACGATGATGGATACCCAGATTAATTATTCAGATGAGATGATGCGTTTCAGAAGAGATGCTATTCTATCTCTAAAAGAATTTGGTTTCGGAAAAGATATCTATGAATTTTGTACTGACTGGGTGCTAAATCATGAGACTACCCAAGGAATACGAGAAGCGTTCAAAGAATATGAGACTCAAAGACCAAATCAAATTAATCAAATCAGCACTTAAAAAAGATGAGTTGTATTCTGATGTAGAAATACACTACATGAAGAAGCAACTTAACAATGCAAAGCATGAACTTAAACTTAAAAAACTAAGGAGAAAGAAAGGATTTAATAATGAATTCAGTAAAACTGATAACCGTGACACCCAACGCAGAGGAGACGATGGGTTACGTAGCGAGAGTGAGCAACCCCAAGAATCAGGAAAATCCTGATGTCGCAGGACTCCTCAAGTATTGTATTAAACATCAACACTGGTCTGTATTTGAACAAGCACACATGACTCTAGAAATAGAAACAACTAGAGGTATTGCTGCTCAGGTTTTAAGACACAGATCATTTACATTCCAAGAGTTTAGTCAACGCTATGCAAATACTAATTTACTTGGAGCAATACCTGTACCAGATTTACGAAGACAAGACCAAAAGAATAGACAGAATAGTATAGATGATATCCCCGAAAAACAAACGTCATTCCTACAGAAAGAGATTGCTGCCTATTTCGCTGAGGGAATTGACTTATACAATGAACTCATACGTGAAGGTGTTGCAAAGGAATGTGCGAGATTTGTTCTCCCGTTAGCAACACCAACCAAGATCTATATGACGGGAAGCGTACGTTCTTGGGTTCACTACATAGAATTACGTAGTGCACATGGAACTCAAAAAGAACACATGGACATCGCTAACGATGCTAAACGTGTATTCATAGAGCAGTTTCCTATTTGTTCATCAGCATTGGAGTGGAATTAATGCCAACATATCCTGTAAAAAATTTAAAAACTGAAGAGAAGAAAGAACTCTCCATGACCATGAAAGAATATGAGCAGTGGAGGAAAGACAATCCCGATTGGGATAAAGATTGGCACGCAGGAGTTGCTTCTGCTGGTGAGGTAGGAGAGTGGAGAGACAAGATGGCATCCACACATCCTGGTTGGGTAGATATTATGAAGAATAAAGTTATACCCAAAGCAAAATATGTAAACAACAAAACTATCACTGACAAATACAGATACTAATATGCCAGTTAAAAAGAAAACAAACAAAGCACCAGGTCAAGGTATGACTGCGAAACAAATGAAACGCAGGAAACCTATTAGTCAAGAGTACATGCTACCTATTGAACCACTAACTGATAATCAGAAGGTGATGTGGGAGCAATGGGATGAAGGTAAGATGATCTATGCCTATGGTGTAGCAGGAACTGGTAAAACATTTGTTGCTTTATACAAAGCACTTAAAGAAGTTCTAGATGATTACTCACCATATGAAAAGATCTATATTGTTAGGTCTCTTGTTGCAACTAGAGAGATTGGATTCTTACCAGGTGATCACGAAGACAAGTCATCGTTGTATCAGATACCATACAAAAAGATGGTACAATCTATGTTTGAAATGCCTGATGACAATGCATATGAAATGTTGTATGATAATCTAAAGGCACAAGAAACTATTTCTTTCTGGTCTACCAGTTTTATTCGTGGAACTACATTAGATAATGCTATTGTTATTATTGATGAGTGTCAGAACTTAAACTTCCATGAACTAGATAGTATTATCACTCGTGTCGGACAAGATAGTAAGATAATATTCTGTGGTGATGCTGCACAAACAGACTTGTTAAAAAACAACGAACGCACAGGTATCCTAGACTTCCAACGCATCATTCAAAACATGGATGAGTTTTCATTGGTAGAGTTTGGTATTGATGACATCGTTAGGTCTGGTCTTGTTAGATCTTACTTAATAAGTAAAATTAATCTAGGATTATGAAGACATTTAATCACGTAGGACTTGACCCTATTGAATTGTGTGCTACAATGGTAGAAGGCAAACGTCTTTACGCTACACCAGAAGGAGATAGGTTTCCATCTGTCACTACTGTGATTAATAGTAACGCAAAGAAGAAACAATCAATTGCTCGATGGCGAGAACGAGTTGGTAAAGATAAGGCAGATAATATTTGTGCAAGATCTACCAGCAGAGGTACAAAATATCATTCAATCGTAGAAGACTATCTAAACAATGAGTTAGACTTAAAAAAGTATGGAAAGTATCCACTTCCAGTCTTAATGTTTCAGCATAGTATCCAAGATTTAGATAGGATAAATAATATATACCTCCAAGAAGCAGCACTTTATAGTAGGCATCTTGAGTTGGCAGGAAGAGTTGATTGCATTGCTGAGTTTGATGGTGTGCTGTCTATAATTGATTTTAAAACAGCAGCAGAACCAAAACGAGAACAATACTTGCATGATTATTTTGTGCAAGAAGTAGCGTATGCTTGTATGCTACAAGAACTGTACGGTTTGACAGTAAAACAGATCGTTACAATCGTTTCTTGTGAAAATGGAGAGACTCAAGTCAAGGTACTACCACCTAAGAAAGAATTTTTCATTAAGTTGATGGGTTACATCGACGAATACCAAGAACGATATGGACAAAAAACAATTATTAGAGGATAAATTTATGACCGCTGCGAGATTCTCGCAAGAAGTGGAGAAGATTGCCTTCGACAATCCTGAGATGAACTATATTGATTCGGTTATCCACTACTGTGAATTGAATGAGATTGAATTAGATAGTGTAAATAAATTAATAAGCAAACCTCTGAAGGAAAAACTCCGTCACGAGGCACAGCAATTAAACTTCATGAAAAAAACCAGTCGTGCCAAACTAATGCTAGTATGAGTTTCTTTAAGTCAGATATCGTCCGTGGAGACATTCAAGAAATGATGGAACTTCAACAGTTCTGTTTCAGATCCGCTATGAATTTTATATTATTAGACAAGGATCGGAAGATGGAATACTTTGAAGCACTTGAAACCCTCATAGAAAAACAAAAGATATTCTATGCTCGTGCAAAACTAAGCGAGGATCCCGAAGCAAAGTCAGTGGTTGACACCATGAGACAAGGGATTATAATGTTAGGAGCAACACCTGACACAAGTATTGAAAGCATGTTCTCAGAACTGTTGGACAAAGTTCAGAATATGAAAAGACAAACAGAGGCACAGGGTTGACGCCCTTACCTGTGCCTGTTATAATGTTCAAGTGATAGGGCATCACATAAACCAAATCTAAAATAATCCGAGGTAATCTATGTCATTCGCAGATCTAAAGCGTAAATCCCAGAACAATTTCTCTTTCTTACAGAAAGAATTAGAGAAGTCCTCCAGCGGTAAGAACGTTGATGAAAGGTTCTGGAAGCCTGAGGTTGACGCTTCTGGTAATGGGTACGCAGTTATCCGTTTCCTTCCTGCTCCTGAGGGAGAAACAATTCCATGGGCAAAAGTATATTCACATGCTTTCCAAGGTCCTGGTGGTTGGTACATCGAGAACTCTCTTACCACATTAGGTGAGAAAGATCCAGTTGGTGAGATCAATCGTAGACTATGGAACAGTGGTGATGATGCAGACAAAGAGACTGCTCGTAAACAGAAGAGAAAACTCTCTTACTACAGCAACATCTATGTCGTAAAAGATCCTAAGCACCCTGAGAACGAAGGTAAAACTTTCTTGTATAAGTATGGTAAGAAAATCCATGACAAGATACTTGCAGCAATGCAACCTGAGTTCCAAGATGAGACACCAGTAAATGTGTTTGATCTATGGGAAGGTGCTAACTTTAAGTTAAAGATTAAAAAAGTTGCAGGATACTGGAACTATGACAGCAGTGAGTTTGATAGT